AGAAATTCGACGAATATCCAAATTACCTACATCATAGCACATATTAGTCTTTATATTTTTCCTATACCTGATTCTGGTCAAAAACACTATGAACATCGTAGTGGAAGTTTCATTTGCGCTTATGTCTAGTTTTCTTTTAAACATCGAATCATTATTATGTATCAACTAATTAGTTGTACCTAAAAGCAAGTTTGGCAACTTTGGTAACGTGCTACTACTTGCATATTATGCAAACGATCTACTGATTGTGGCAAATCCCGCTTCTGGGGCCCTAGTAGCAGCTACTTCCATTGCTCACCTCTCCCGATACACTAACTTACCCATCATCGTCTCCTTGATCAATTGACGTGCTTCTGACTTGTTGGCAATTAAGATCACCATGCACCTTCTCTTGCCTAACAAAGATGCTGCTGTTGTACTGCTTTGGAGTTTACCCACAATTGAGTCTATCAAGCTTCCTGACGACATGTCAAACAACAACTTACGTTTGATTTCTGACAGAGATCTTGTACCTGCGATATATCCGACAATTGCATCATCCACAGAGTCAAAGTCACCTCGATTCGCTGATTTTATAAGCGCATTCGCTGATGTCTTCATAACTTTTGCTTTTGCTGAATTCTCAAATCTACGCAAGTTCAAGCATCTGAGCTTGGTTCTCCATGCAGTTGGATTCCTTAGTACGGCATCTTCGGACATGTCTCTCAATCCTGCATTTAAGTATAGGTTGGCCATCTGTGCATATCCAGGAAATCTATGGCAAATCATCTTCATTGACGCTATACCAGCTTGCATGGAGTTAAATCCCTCATTAGTAGATAACCCATGAAGATTGCTTATACCAAAGCCTCCAAGTCCAACAGGTATATGCAAGGCAAAGGACATCCTATCGTGATGACTCTCATGGTGTGGCTTATACCCCCAGCGCTTTAGACTTTTATATATCTCGACGATATATTCATGATATGCAAGAAAGTGGTCAGATCCACTTTGTATAGCTCCTCTGGCTGCTGATCCATGGGCCATCAGTTCATCAATCAACGTTGGGATGGCAACCTCTTGTTTCTTACCAATTCTCATGAACGCCTTGGCTCCTGGTGTCACCTCAATACCATCGTAGTATACCCGATTCAGGTATTGCATTAGGACTCTGCTAACAAACGTCTTGTCCCAACTTATCTTTTGACCAGCAAACTTGTAGACTTTGTCAATCACCTTGATTGCATTTTCAACATGAGAATCAGAATTACTGAATGGGAACTCTATCCTAAGTGCACCATCATCTATTAACACTTCAAGACTGGCGGCTCCTCTTGTCAACCTTAGCTTCTTAAGCTTGTACACTGCATAGCCCATTAGATCTATATGTGCTGATGTATTCATCCTACCATTGAAGCCTTCAAGATCATTACCAATCATCTTAAAAGTGTCAGTGACATCGAACTTGTGAAACTCAAGGGTTGTGTCTGTAAAGATCCTAGCGGTGGCATCAAATGATGGTTCATCAAACACTTCAGACCAAGTGCTCATAGCTCTTTCCTTGAAAACAGGATCTTGCATTGGTGAGAAACCTTCCAAATCAAAGGATAACATCACTGGATAATCTTCAGTTGTAGGATCAGGTGTGGCAGACAGGTTAGCTAAACGTTCTGATAACTCTTGTTCAGACTTGCCCTGACTAGATCCTCTTTGATGTCTAACATATGTTGCAACATTCATCTCAGCTTCTGATAGTAACCGCCTCACTTCATCCGTCGCCATGGAGAAAGCCCTTGATCCAGGTTTCTTTGCTTCTGCTTTTAGAGCCAATAAGATCCACTGATGATATCTACTGAACAACTCACCTGATACAGCCATCTCACAAACCGTTTTCTGGTCAATGAATCTCTTTGAAAATAGAAACTTCAGAACCTGATTCCGCTCTATATTGCTATAATCACTGAGAACCTTACTGCCTTTAACCCTAGCTGTAGGTGCAATGACTTTATCTTTCACAAGCTCATGCTCTGCTCCATCGTAATGTCTGTACAGGAATGCTCCCTTAAGGTCTATGAACTCCATATCTTCGACTCTAATACTACTTATGGCCACATTAGGATAGTCGGACAAATGAGAAGGGAATTCTGGAGAGTCTCGATTCCTGATCTTACCTGGCATATACTTATGGACATCAAAGTAGTTAATCAAACGATTGCGCATACAATACATCCTGAATTCATTTTGTTCTGCGTATATAGCACTTCCATCAACAGAGCCAAGGTATGTCTTGTCAGATGCAGTATGACCATTCACTGCCTTCTTCTCAATGGAATCGACTACAGAGTAGATACAGAAGTCAGGACATGGGAATATCTTATTGAACTTTGCTAACTCCAGTGACTCTTTAACACCTAATTCTTCATCATCAACGATCCTCATAAATCTCCTGATATCAACAACACTCTCAAGCCCTTCTACTCGAATCTTCTCTTCTTGGCACCTAATTGCAGCATCATTAACATCATCGGCTAACCTAGCTAGGAGGAGGAACTGACATACATCAAAAGCTCTGCATAACTTGTTACACTTAGCTTCATCATCCACATCAATGGCATTAATCGTTAAGCTTAAAATCTCTGAATATTTCCTTGCCATTACCTCTGAAAGCTGACGATCAGTTTGTGCATATTTAGAGTAATACTTCATCAGCTTTGCGTTGCCTTGTAGCATCTGGACAATCCTATCATGATCTTTAGATAGTATGAATGCACTAACTCGATCGTATGTGTCATAATAGATATACCCTCCTCTGAACATGAAGATTACAAGCCTTGAGTGAGCACTAGGATATTCAACATATGGAAGAATACATGCACGGTCAGCATCTATAGTTGACACTGCTTGCTTTTTGTCAATCATTTTCCGGACTCGTGAGTAGCAAGCTCGCGCTTCAACAGGGTTGAACGCCTTACGGCCCGGAAGTGACACTACATGTCCTTCGAATTTAGTGACAGTCGGAAGGGTTCTATCACATTTGATTTTCCTGAACCTTTGCCCAAAGAGACTCCTTGAGATACTCTCTCTCTTTTTGATGATACTCCTGTTCTTAGACCCAGATCTAATCGTCCATAGGAACCTGACAGCATCCGCGATTGACTCTGCTTCCCAATGGTCGAAAGCTTTTGACCTTGGTTCATCATACCAGTTGCCATGTTCTTCCCAGACCTGCTGGTTAATCCGAGCTGCAGAGGCGGATATGTTAAAGGCTTTCTTGACAAAGGTCCTTGCTTCTTTAACATCAAGCTTAGGTTCAACTTCCCATTCTTTTGTTGCAAATTTCTTGAAAACCCAGTATACGGCTCGTATTCCAGCATACTTGGTGTTGGCTTGATCAAGCGTGTTCCTGAACTGGATGGCTTCCGAACCTCTGAGGTTCTTAACTCCGGCATGGAAAAACTCTGACCAGGCTTCCGGGTTCTCTCTAAAGTAGTCAGCGGCTCGCTTGCCTGCACGTTCTTTATGTCGGATTCCACAGTCTCCAAATGTGAAATCAGCGATTCCAGCCAATTCTTCAGGGAACGCAAAAGAGTCAGTAAGTGGGAGATTATTAGTCGCATTACGGAGAGGTTCGATGGCATAGCACGGAGAATTCCATACAGACATTGCTCAATCGGCTATAAGGGCTGCTGCTGAAGGATCACAATTAATATAAACGATTGTGGCTCTATGGTATACTCATTATGTAATGTGCTTCGCCATCTTTTGCTTT